AGTTGGTCAGATCCACACTCTGCGTGTACGTTATGCACAGAGCTTGACTGACTCTTCTGCTGCCGCAACTAGCGTTACAGCTGGCCAAGAAGCATTGAGCCCATTCACTATTGCTACTGCATACTCTACAGTACCAAAAGACACAGCTACAGCTACAGCATACACTGGTGGTAACACAGCAGTTATGGAAGGTAACGGCGGTAAGCAAATTTCCGTCCAAATCTTGAAGCAAGCTGTTGAAGCCAAGACTCGCAAATTGCAAGCTCGTTGGACATTTGAATCTGCACAAGACGCACAAGCCATGCACGGTATTGACGTTGAAGCAGAAATCATGGCTGCTTTGGCTCAAGAGATTACAGCTGAGATCGACCAAGAGATTCTCTTGTCACTACGTTCTTTGGCTGCTACTGAGTTCACATACAACCAAGCTACCGTTTCTGGTACAGCTACATTCGTTGGTGACGAGCATGCCGCATTGGCTGTTTTGATCAACCGTGTTGCTAACTTGATCGCCCAACGTACACGTCGTGGCGCTGGTAACTACGCTGTTGTTTCTTCAGCTGCCTTGACAGTGTTGCAATCTGCAACAACTTCTGCTTTTGCACGTACTACAGAAGGTACATTTGAAGCTCCTACAAACACCAAGTTTGTTGGTACATTGAACGGCGCTATGCGTGTGTTCGTTGACTCTTATGCATCTGACACAACACCTGTGTTAGTTGGATACAAAGGTTCTTCAGAAGCTGACGCTCCTGCATTCTACTGCCCATACATTCCATTGATGAGCAGTGGTGTTGTTCTGGATCCATCAACATTCGAACCAGTCGTGTCATTCATGACTCGTTACGGATACATCGAACTAACTAACACTGCATCATCTTTTGGTAATGCTGGTGACTATGTCGGAGAAATTGCTGTTTCCAACTTGTCTTTCTCCTAATCCGAGATTGCACCCAAACAAAAACCCGCTTCGGCGGGTTTTTTAATGAGCGTGTGTTTGTTAAACTTTGAACCAACTCAGATATTGTGATACTTTTTTGGTAACACTGGTCCAATCTCCCATGGCAGGTTGACGGAATAGTCTAGCAGTTGAGTACCAAGGTGAATCATCGCGATTTAGCAACCAACGCCAGTCTACTGCAAACCAATTGAGCATGATCCAGGTGGGTCTTCCCAACGCACCAGCCAAGTGAGCAATAGCGGTATCCACACTCAACACCACATCTAGATGCACAAGCAATGCGGCTGTGTCTGCAAAACTATTAATACTACCAGGATACATTGTTACACCAGCTGCCTCTAGTTCTGCCGCTTCTTCGGCAGTGGCATCAATTTGTAAGTTGATCCATTCATAAGTGGGATTTGCCTTAATCATGGCCAGCATATCTGCAAACGGCATGCCTTTGTGCATATTAAGCCAGGCATCTCTACGACCACTCCAGGCAAATCCCACACGCATGCGTTTTTTAGGCCCAAGTTTTTGCAACCATTGTTGTTGTAGCTGTTGGTCAGCATTGAGATAGTTCATGGGCTTTGGCAGATTAGCCAATGTAATGCCCAGCACTCCGGGAATGCTCATGATCGGAATCCAATAATCAAAATCAGAGACTGAAAAATCATATCCAGACACACGTTTGATAATTGAACTTGATGTCAACATTGGCACAAGACCATCTGTCACCTGCAGAATAATTTCTGCACCCAACACATGTAGGTTGTAGAGGAATCTCACAAACTGAATGTTATCTCCGTGACCTTGTTCGCCCATCACAAGAATAGTCTTGCCCTTGAGATCCTGGCCGGTCCATCGTGGCTGTGAGAATTTGGGCAGTGTGCCTGCTAGATGCTCGTAATCCCAGCGTACTTCGTATCCTGGCCATCCTTCTGCACAGTTACCACTGAGTAATTGTGCCACAGCTAGATTAAAACGTGAAGTTACATTAGTAGGTTCTAATTGAATAGCACGTTTTAGAAACGGAATAGCAGCCTCAGGTTCGCCTACTTCGCGTAGTACGTTACCGTAGTTGTTGAATGCTGATGCTAATTTACGGTCCTGACTAAATGCCAGTGCATAGCATTGTAGTGCTGCCTCGGGTTGGTTGTCAGCACGGTGCTGGTTGCCTTGTTCAATGAGATATTGTGGTTCCATATAGATATTTACAGTATAAACAGTGCTGGCTGTAATTTTACATTGTCCATAAATACTTGTCAACACAATCAGGTGTTTTATGCAGGACACCACTGCGTAGCGGCTAGAACCCGCATTGGGCTTCTATAAGGAGAAATCAAATGGGACGAGCTCTAAAAATACAAAAAACAAACAACAGCATTTTAACTGATGCTGGTTTTCCTAACTTTGGATCACTAACAAACATAGTTTACAATTCAGCCGGTACACTAAGTGCAACTGAATTCTTGGGTGTGGTTGGTGGATCACCTGCTACCAGCACAGCGTCAACAACATTTCCAGAAATTGCCGCAGCAGTTAATATCCTGTTAGCCGACGGAACAGACAGTTACACAGCCACAAGTTCATACGTAGGTCGTATCATACGTCAAAAAGGTTCGCATAAATTCCTAGTTGCTGCCACTGGCGCAATTATCAATGACGAAGATTTCATTGTAGGTCAGGCCTATCAAATTGCTAGCCTTGGTACAACCAATTGGCAAGCATTTGGTGCACCTGCTGGTGCTACTGTAGGCGATGTGTTTACTTGCACAGTAAGTGCTACCGCAGGAACAGGTACTGCTTATGCAGTTGGACAATGTGTATTGTCTAATACAGCTACACCGGCAGCCGGTGATATGAGTATTGCTTATTCAGTTGGCGACAGTAGTGCTGTGTATGCTAGTTACATCACTAACAAGTGGGTACGTGACTGGAATGGCATGACCTATGGCAACTATAGTGACAGCAATGCTGGTACTAACGTTCAAACCAATGAGAACTTCTATCCAACCAACTTCTTCACAGACGAAGGCACGGTCACATGGTCCGGTGCAGAAATCATCAATGGTGCTGATGCACAAAACGGTTCATTACAACTGGCACAAATTGACAGCGTCACAAGTTAATTGATTTGACCCTGAAGTCCCTGCAGATAATTACTGTGGGGACTTTTTTATGAGCAGAGCATTTGTATTGGGAAATGGCGTCAGCCGCCAGGATGTAGATCTAAACAATTTAAAACATTTTGGGCCAATCTACGGATGTAATGCTTTGTACAGAGATTTTACTCCCACAGCACTGATCAGTACAGACAGGCCAATCAGTGAACGTATACAAGATTCAGGGTATTCAAAAAACAATCGTTTTTACACCCGACGACCTGTTCCTGGATCAGGTGCCCTGCCAGTACCTCAAAAATATTTTGGATACAGCTCGGGACCAATTGCTACCAGCATTGCGGCAATAGACGGGGCCAGAGTAGTGTACCTAATAGGGTTTGATATGGGTCCAGCAAATAACCATTTTAACAACGTATATGCCAACACAGAATTTTACAAAAAAAGTTCAGCAGTTCCGACATTTACTGGAAACTGGGTTACACAGATAAAAACAGTAATGCGCGACAATGCAGGTATATTGTTTGTGAGGATTATGGGACACACAACCGCTGTAGTAGCTGATTTAGATCGTATTCCAAACCTTAAAACCATGACCATGTCAGAGTTCTTGAACCGTATAAATAACACAAAGGAACTCTAAATGGCTACCTACAAGCGTGTCAGCGGCGATTACACAATTCAAACTCTTGGTGCAAACACTGTGACTATCAGCAGTGCCCTGGCTAATACCGCGGTTGACATGGTGGTTGATGGTAACCTGACAGTGACAGGTTCTACCAGTATTGGTAACGTAAGTGTTACCAAAATCTTCACAGGAAACTCCAACGTTGATACTTCTAACCCTGGCGGTAATGTTAGTGTTGGTGTTAATGGTACGTCAAACGTGGCAGTATATGCCTCAACTGGTGTTTATATCTCAGGACTTGAATCAGTCACAGGTAACGTTATTAGCGGAAATATTAACACTGGTGGCGTAGTTAGTGCAACTGGTAATGTGTTGGGCGGAAATATTAATACAGGTGGTGTAGTTAGTGCAACAGGTAACATTGTTGCCACTGCCAACGTTTCTGGTGGCAATTTACGAACAGCAGGACAAGTCAGTGCTGGTGGCAATGTATCTGGCGGAAATATTTTAACAGCAGGTAATGTCAGTGCCGCAGGTAACGTAACGGCCAGCAATGTTGTTACATCTGGAACATTAATTAATACCGGAGTAAGCACGTCAGGCAATGTTACAGGTGCACTTGTGTCTGCTGTTGGAAATGTTGTGGGCGGTAACATTACCACAGTTGGTACAGTCAGTGCAACCAGCAGTTTGTTAACAGCAGGGCTAATCTCTGCAACTGGAAATATCAGCGCAAACAATATTACATTAGTAAGTTCAGGAAATATTACCGGCGGTAATATTTCAGCCGCAGGTAATGTTGATAGTAATAATTTACGAACAGTTGGAGTAGTAAGTGCTGCTGGTAACATTGATGCCAATAATATCAGTTCAGCATTTGCCGTTTCAACCGGCATTCTCAACGCTAGCAGTAACGTTAGCGCCGCAGGTAACGTAACAGGCTCAAATTTGATAACAGGCGGCGCAGTTATTGCATCAGGCAATGTCAATGCAGGAGCAATGTATGTAACTGGACAGCTTACAATGGCAAATAACGGTAACATCGTTGCAAGCAGTGGATCATACTTCTTTGGTGATGGCGGTTTCTTATCTAACGTCCAGGCAAATGTTACTGGGGCTCAACAAATTGCGTATAATGGTACTCAGATGACTGCCGCTAATGTTAGCGGGCTTGCTGGAAATATTTTTGCAATTGTCAACGGGTCTAGTAATATTCAAGTGATCGCAAATACTGGAGTTTATATTAATGGTGTAAATTCAGTTTCTGGCAATATCACAACTCCTGCTAACATTTCTGGAAATTATATTATAGGCAATGGCGCATTGCTCACTGGACTGTCAGCCTCTTATGGTGACGCCAATGTAACTTCATTACTAGGAGCATTTGGCAGCAATACAATTTCAACGTCTGGCAACATCACTAGTGGTAATATTTTAGGTGGTGCTAACGTTAATGCTACAACACACACAGGTGCTACAGTAAGTGTAACTGGTAATGTTGATGCTGGCAATTTACGTACATCTGGACTGTTAAGTGCTACTGGTACAATTACTGGAACTACAATTACTGGGTCAACAATAAGTTCGACGGGCAATGTTAACACAGTAGGTATTGCTAGCAGTGGTAACATTTCAACAACCGGTAACATCAGCGGCGGAAATATATCTGCTACCAATATTACTGGTACATTGACCACAGCAAGTCAAACAAATATCACCAGTGTTGGGACATTGGGTAGCCTAAATGTAACTGGCAATATTGTTGGAGGCAACGTAAACACTACAGGATTAAGCCTAAGCGGCAATGTGTTATCAGTAGTTAACACCACCGCAAATATTACAACCACAGCAAACATATCAGGCGGTAACCTAATTGGTGCAGTAGTTGGAACTACCATCACAGCAACTACAGTTAGTGCAAGTGGCAATGTCACAGGCGGCAATATTAACTCGGCAGGATTGATCAGTGTTGGAGGATCAATTACAGCGGCAAGTATAACTGTGTCAACTGGTAATATTGACGGTGGAAATATCAACAATAACAACGCCAACGGAGTTGGCAATATTGGATCAGCAACAACCTATTTCAACACTGTTTTTGCCAAGGCAACAAGTGCCCAGTATGCTGACTTGGCAGAAAGCTACACAGCCGACGCTGACTATGCCCCGGGAACTGTGTTGAGTTTTGGTGGCACAGCAGAAGTTACGCAAAGCAACGGGGATTCAGATCGCAGAATTGCCGGCGTTGTTAGTACAAATCCAAGTTATGTGATGAATGCCACACTAACGGGTACTCACGTATCGGTTGTTGCGCTACAAGGCCGGGTTCCTACCTTGGTAAATGGACCTGTGAGCAAGGGCGACCTAATGGTCAGCGCAGGAAATGGTCGTGCCAGAGCAGAAACAGATCCTAAAATTGGTGCTGTAATTGGCAAAGCACTAGAAGACTTTGCCGGCGAATCTGGCACAATAGAGGTTGTTGTAGGCCGTATCTAACGCAAAATGCAGCAAGTCTTGGTTCTGGTAAATACACTATTGAACCTGGACTAAGAATGACACAACAGATTATAGATACTGGCTTAGTTGCCAATGATGGCACCGGTGAAAGCCTGCGTAATGCCTTCACTGCTGTAAACAACAACTTTGCAAATGTATGGGCAGCCGGCCCTGTTGATACTCAGGTCATCATCTATAGTAATGTTGTTTCAACCAATGTAACAAATCTTGATCTACGTCTAGCTGGCAATGGTATTGGTACAATCACGGTTGAATCTACAGTGGTTCCTGGTATAGATCGTGTGTACGATCTTGGAACGCCCGCAAAACAATACGATAGTGTATATGCACAGTACTATTTTGGTAACGGTGCTTTCCTAACAGGTATTTCTGGCGGCAATGCCGTTGCCAGTAACAGTTTCAGTACAATTAGTGCCAACGGTGTAAACATTGTTGCTAACAGCGCAACTGATACACTAACACTAGCTTCAGGCAATAACGTTGTTATTTTAGGCAATAGCGGAACAGACACTGTTTCAATCAGCCTTGTTAACAATCCTGTATTCAGTGGAAACATCAGTGCTGGCGGCAATATCATTGGCAGCAATGTCAATACTGTTAACCTCAGTTTGTCAGGTAATGTTGTATCTGCACTTGCAGTTTCTGGAAATGTCACAGCACCTTACTTGTTTGGCAATGGTAGCCAGCTCACAGGAGTTGTCACCAGCCTTGGTGGCAATCTTGCTGCTAACCTCAACACTGGAATATACAACATATACAGCAGTAATGGTGCCGTCAAAGTTGATGATACATTAAGTGTCACAGGCACAGTTATCACAACAGGCGGAGTACTATCAGGTGGTCCAATTGCTACCACAGCAAACGTTTCTGCCAATTACTTCATTGGTGATGGAAGCCAACTTACTAATCTTCCAGTTGGCAATTATTCAAATGCCAATGTTGCTGCCTATTTGCCCACATACACGGGTAATATAGCCGCTGGCAACGTATCCGCTACAGGTAACATTCAAGGTTCTTATCTTCTAGGTAACGGTAGCCAGTTAACTGGTATCTCGGCTAGTTTGAGTGGTAATCTTTCGGGCAATATCAATACTGGAATTTATAACCTATTCAGTAGCAATGGCGCGGTAGTAGTAAATGATGGCCTAAGTGTTACCGGAACTGTAACTTCTACAGGTGGACTAATTACCCCTGGATCAATTGCTACCACAGCCAACGTCACTGCTAACTATTTCATTGGTGATGGTAGTCAACTTACTAACTTGCCTGCAGGCAATTATTCAAATGCCAATGTGGCAGCTTACTTGCCCACATACACAGGCAATGTTTCAGCTAATAATTTCATTGGTAATGGAGCAGCATTAACAAGCGTTACCGGTGCCAATATAGTAGGTACAGTGGCCAACGCCACATATGCATTAAATGCCAACACCGCCACTTTTGCGACCAATGCTGGTCAAGCCACTTATGCCACAGTAGCCAACTCAGTAGCAGGAGCAAATGTTTTGGGTACTGTGGCCAATGCCACTTATGCGTTAAATTCTAACACTTCTAACTATACCAATCAAGCCAACATTGCAAATGTGTCCAACTCGGTAGCAGGCGCCAATGTCACAGGCACAGTGGCCAATGCCGCTTACGCATTAAATTCTAATGCAGCCACTTACGCTACCACTGCGGTCAACTCTGCCCAAGCCAACTATGCTAATATAGCCAACAGCGTAACAGGAGCCAACGTTGTGGGCATTGTAGCCAACGCCTCTTATGCCATAACAGCAAGCTCAGCTGGCACCGCCAACACAGCAAGCCTGGCACAATATGTCACAGCCAATGCTCAAGCAAACATCACAAGCGTTGGAGTATTAACATCTCTAAGTTCAACAGGCAACATCACTGGTGCCTATGTAATTGGTAACGGCAGTCAACTAACAGGAGTTGTTAAAAGTCTAGCAGGTAACCTAGCCGGCAATATTGACACACTTGAATACAGTATTAACAGTAGCAATGGTGAAGTAAGATTTGGTAACAGTATCAGTGTAATTGGCAACGCAATTGTCACTAATGATTTGATAGTTGGCGATCAGATTGCTACCACAGGAAACATTACTACAGCTGCCAACGTTTACGCACAGAATTTCATTGGTAACGTTTACGGAAATGTATTTGCTAATATTTTAGTGCCAGGCGGCAACACAGATGTGCTGTTTAACACCAACGGTGAAGCGGATGCTACATCGGGACTGACTTTTAACAAGGTTGCAAATGTACTCACAGTAGGCGGCAATGTTACTGCTGTTGGCAACGTTTCTGGCAATTACATATTAGGCAATGGTAGCCAGTTAACAGGTTTACCCGCATTGTATGGCAATGCCAATGTTGCTGATTACTTGCCTATTTACACTGGCAATTTGGCAAGTCTTGGGGGCAATGTTACAACCACTGCCAACGTCAATGCCAATAATTTTATAGGTAACACAGCAAGTTTTGTCGGTAATATCACAACAAGTGCTAACGTTATTGCATCATATTTTGTTGGTAACTTTGCAGGTAACATTTCGGGCAACTTAACAGTACCGGGCGCAAACACACAAGTTGTTTTTAACACTGATGGATCAGCAGATGCTGCCGCTGGATTTACATTTGACAAAGTATCAAATGCAGTCGTGGTTAGTGGCAATGTCACTGCCAACTACTTCATTGGCAATGGTAGCCAGTTGACCGGTATTGACGCAACATCAATACAAAGCGGAAATTCAAATGTAAAAGTATATTCTAATTCTAATGTTGCTGTAACGGTAGCTGGAACATCCAATGTTGTTGTGGTAACAGCAACCGGAATAAATGTCACTGGGGCTGTAAGCACAACTGGAAATATTGAAACAGCTGGTCGAGTAAGTGCAGCTGGTAATGTTACTGGATCAAACATAGGTACTAGTGGGACCACAAGCACAAATAATTTTGTTATTACAGGGGAGATCACAGGCAATTTAATCCCTACTGCTAATGTAACATACAACTTAGG